CATTTCTCATCCCCCTTTTGTTTGAATTCCTTTTCAACACAATTCAACAATAGACACAACATTTTGCTAGGTACCCGTTCTCCTCTCTCCAAGTAGTGCACATGTACATGAGAAACGCCAAGACGTTCCGCAAATGCTGGCCGAGAAAGCTTTAGGCTTTCCCTCAAACTGGTAATATCGGCTGCCGTCCAGGTCTCCATAAGCACCATCTTAAATTAACTGTGTTAATGCAGTCAAGGGGTATTTTGTGACTGTGGCATATGCTACACAATCCACAAGAACCATAAAAAAAGCATTCCCCGTGCAATAATGCAGTAAAAACGAACTATACAAATCACTATACAGCACATTGTAACTGCTTGATATATAAGGCCAAAAAACTAGGATACGCTGATATACAATCAACAGGCCGTCTTGTGCCTCTTTATGCACTCAGGAGGGCCGAATCGCTGGTGTTGAATTATCATCAAGCCACTGATCAATCTTCCTGCGTCGAAATAAAAGTTTGCCGCCAGCTTTGATATAAGGTATTTCGTTCAAGTGTGTCCGTTCGTATATCCATGTCCGCTTAACCTTTAGATAATCAGCCAACTCTTTGACGCCGAAAACGTCATCGGTTGTCTTCTTCCCCGCATTAGCAAGTATGGGCTGGAGTGCGGAGGCAACCATGGCTGCAATCTCCTGCAGATCCTCTTGATCGAGTATTGTCTTCACGCTATCGTCTGCTACCAGTCCGCCTGACTCGCTATGCTATCCTTTGTCCATATAGTAAAATTGCTCATGTTGTTTGTTTGTCCTTTAAGAGCTAGGGCCAGGCTTATAACACAGTCGTCATGATATCCTGACGGCGCGTTATATCTGATAAGTCCTGTCTTGGTCATCTCATAGCTAAAGGCTTCCAACTCATGAATTAGCGGCTTGTAGTCTGGAATTGTAATTGTCTGCTTCTCGAATGTCAGAATGAGGGTTTCTATCAGAGATTGCTTACTTTCGTTAGTGAATTTCAAGCCTTCAATAGATAGGCCGGAATTTCTTAGGTCATCAACGATAGGGTCGCCGATGCCCGTCTGGTCAACGATAATTCGCGCGTCTTTATACTTTAAGCACACGTGCCTTATCTTCTCTTTCTGAAGCGGATACGATGATTCATTCCATCGTTGAATATCGATAACATGCTTTTGTGCATCCATCACTGTTACCACCGTAAAATCGACGTACTTGGCTAAATCCACGCCAATGCTGTAAGGTTCTCGCGGGTTTTGTGGTACAGGGCCGACGCACTGTTTAATGTTTTGGAATACAGCCCCGGCATCATCAATGAACTCTGCAAGGTATTCTTGCCTAAAAACTCGCTCCGGTAATGACCGCCGGGCTTCTTCGATATCTGCAGGATCGATAAAAGGATTTGAAGCAGTCGGAAAACTAAAAGATTCATACTCCGGTGAGTCCTTGTCTTTCCCGCGAAGGAAGAGTTCATAAAACCAGTTACGGCCTCTAGGTGAGGATATGAACAGAGCGCGGCCTTTCTTGTCGCTTAGGGCGGGTCTTAGGGCTTCCTCCCATGCTTCCCGGGCGATCATACCGGCCTCATCAATAACCAGTATGTTAAGGCCTTCACCACGGAGTGAATCCGGGTTGTCGGCTGACTTAAAAACAATCTCGGCACCATTAATTAAAACTATCCGCCGCTCGCTCTTCAGGTTTTCCTCTATAACCTCGACGCATTTTGATAACATCCGATAGGCAATCATACTTTGTGCATAGGTTGGAGCTACCCACCAGCATATAGCGCTAGGGTTTTCCCACGCGGTCTTTAAGGTTTCATTAAGGCAAGCCAGAGTCTTGCCCCACCGCCTACCACAACAAGCCGTCCTAAAGCGGGCAGGGCTGCTGTGTAGCTCCTGTTGTGCTACATGTGGGGTGTATAACTGTAGGTGTTTACTTTTCGTCTTCGTCGTCATTGATAACTTCTCCCTCGACCTCTATGGCCGGTTGCGGTTCCTGTTGTTGTTCAAGTTGGCCGAAAGATGCAACATAATGGCCGACATTCCCAACATGCTCAACACGCTGGGTCTCGACATAGCCCCGGTCCTTGGCCTGACATTTGAGATAGAACAGCGTGCAAACAGTGTCCCCGGCTTTGATCTTCTTAAATAAAGTTTCCTCTGCGGTATCATTCATGGCCTCGTACTTTTCCTGCATAGCTCTTTTAAAGTCCTCATCCTCCCTGGCCCATAAGTAAACAACGTCCCGCGAAATCTTAATAGCCCGGCAGGTCTTAGAAATGTTGAACATTTTCTTTGGCCATAGTTTTAAGAATTGTTCTTTCTTGCTGGTTTTTAATAGCATTTTGGCCTTCTTCTTTTTAGCTGCTTCAGCTTCTCTTTTAGTAAGTTTTTTTTTAATTGTCATAGTTCGTTTTCCTGTTAGATTGCGCTACACAAGGGGCAGCAAGGAGGAGGTGCCACCCCTTGTATAGCTAGTGAGGGAAAAGCTAAAATGCTGCCTCACTAAGCTCTACTAACTCCGAGGCTAGTTTCTCTTTCAACGCATCCAGCTCCACATTGACTTCTGCCAGTTCCTCCCTACTTGGAGCAGCGAAGGCATTCTCAATAAACAGGGCGTAAGGCAAAGGGCGCTTTGAACGCTGGTTAGCTGCAAAAGCAGAGTTAATCGATTTAATTGCATCACCTTCGCTTATTTCTAAGAGCAGGTCTTTTTCAATCTCTAAGTAGACAGCTTGAGTTGACCGCTGGGCTATATTTGTAAGCTTGCCGAACTTATCGAACAACTCTTTACTTTTAAGAGTAATCCTAGCTGAAAGCTCCTTAGCACGCGCTAGAGCTATTTCAGCCGATTCAAAGTCAGCCTGAGCTTTGTCAACAGTGTCCCTGGTGCATTCATCCACGCAGAAGGCATCTAAGGCTTTCTGCTTCGCTTCTGCAGATTGTTTGACGGCTACCTCCAGCTCTGAAATGTTTTGACTCCCTATCTTGTCCTGTAACGCCTTCATTTTGGCCTCGTGGTCAAATAGGGCGGCTTTAGCAGCTCTCTCTTTTTCAATAATTGCCTGGTCCATTAGTAATACCTCCTAAGTGTTGTCGGTGTATCGGCAAATGAGGCTGGTGATAGCGGTGCTATTTCTGGTACAGGTTTCTCAATGGCTTCAACCAATCTGTTAAGGCTTTGGCGCGAAGTTTCGCTTTCACTGTCCTCAGCGATATCATGCTTGGTTTGTTTGATTAGGAAGTCTAGCTCCTGCAACTCCACATTCATTGTGCCAAATTCAATATTTACCGCTTCCTTCTCTTCTGGGGTTTTAGCTGCCTTATAAACGGCATCGTAACCAGAAGCAACTTGCCTCAGTCTATCTCTCTGATCTTCAGCTACTTTCAATACTTTCTCGTTCTCGGTCATTTCTAAAATCTCCTGTTACTTCTTTGATATTGGTTACGCCTAAACAACGTGACCTTTTTGCTTCCATTGATTGCAAACTCTCGGTTCATTCGGCCAAGCAGGGTCACCGGGCTGCGGCAGGTCTTTATCACATTCACCTATGCCCCATCGCGCCCATGGGTTGAACTCGAAGTTGCGGCAGGCTCCACATTTGACTAGCTCTGAATCAGTACTTTTCAATGCCGGATTCACCTCCGCAATATACGCACTATTCGCAAAACCAGGGTTAGAAGGGGATTTTTGCCCTTTTTGCGTATTTTGCGGATAGGGTTCGGCCTTTTTAATAATGGTGCGCCAGTTCATGACCAGGCCTCTGTCAATGCCGGGTTTACCTTAAATTTCCGGCTTGGTCTGCCGGGCTTCCTCTCTTGTCCGAGTTCGACGATGTAATACCGTTCAATTAAAACCGAAAATGCTGGCTCCAATTCAATCATCCGCTTGAAGCTCCCTCTCAAGGCATCAAAACAATCTTTAGCCTTGAATTCGATGGAACGTGTGCGCTCGATCCATCGTAATACTTTCCGTGCTGCATCGATATCCGGATCGGCACCCATCATGCCGAATGCTTTCAAAGCATGTTCCGACAGAATTGCTGCCAGAGTAAGTGCATCATTCATGGTGGATAGTTCTATCTTCTTGGTCTGTGGCTGGCTATGGGCATATTTCGCACAATGCATGATTCCTGCGATTCTGGCCGCTGCGCCGGGGAATTTGCCGCCCCAATCTTTAATATGTTCAAAGCGGCCACCTTCACGTAGCTCAGGCTCAACCACCTTGGAAAAGTCCTGAAACTCTTTCGATGCCTCTTCCGAGAGGTAAAGTACATGACGCTGCCCGTTGTTGCCGTTGGTTTCATTATTCATTAGGTTCAGTCTCCAATAACGCCTTTATGGTGGATTCATATGCTGCTTTGACCGATTCCGGTACAGGTTTAGCTTCTAGTGACCTGTATCCCAGCGTCGATTTGGGCAGCATGTAAAGGAATCTTGCTAATAGTCCTCGTCCTCGAAATTCAGGCTTGCGTGACAGGTCGCGCACTACGTCTGGTTGTGGGGACATGCCAATGGTAAGGGCCGGGTTTCGCACAAAAACCGGTGGACGGTTTACCCTATCTACTCGAATCGCCGCGCCTGCATGGGCTTGCAAAAGAATATCCAGGTTAGAATTGCCTTTGTTATAACGACCTCCACTTGCTGCTTCCATCAATCCGCCTTCATCTGAAATAATGGCCAATGACTCCCCAGTTTCCGCCATAACTGCACCAATCTTTTCAGGAGTAATATCCTGCGCCCATATTCGCGGTAGCGTAGGTATTTCAGGACGGCTTTTCTCTAGGTCCAGAATTTCCTTATCCAATTTCTCCGATTCCTGCACAGAGGATGTCTTTGCATACTGGCTGCGTTTAGCTGAAATCCGAGCGTCAATGTTTTTCGCTTTAGCCGTTTTAATTCGGATTTCCTCTTTAAGTTTCTCCGCTTGTTCTAATTCCCAATCAAATAGGGGCTTAGTGAGTGCCGAGACAACAGCCGATTTTCTGTTACCTGAATCGAGTGCAGCGATACACCATAAGGCTAAATTTTCAACGTATCCGGGTGTAGGGCTTACAACAAAGCGTCTCTGACAGCATGCGGCCAGAACGGCCAACATAAGCATAAGGGCAAGCTCTCGCGGCGTCTCGGTTGCCTGTGAAACTGCTTCCAGCATATTATTAATGGCTGGAGTGAACAGGCCGTCCGGCAGCTCGGGCACTGGTCCTGAGTCAAGAGAGATCGGTAGCGGTAAGTCATCCTCAATACACAAGTTAGTGTTTGATGTTTCGGTATCGGCTATTTCTTGCTCCGGTTCCCATTCCGGCGTCTTCGCATTATCATAATCGGCCTGAATGGCCGCCTTTGGCGCACCTGCAATTAATAACTGGTTCGCGTCTTTCTCAAGGGATGTTACGGTCCAACATCTATGAGCGCCAAGACGCTTTACTACTTCAAGAGTTCCGGCTTCGCCTTCTGTGTCGTTATCAAAGTTCAGGTATATCCGATCAAAGCGTTCTAAATTGTCATATTCATTTTCGATCCATCGTTGCTTATCCCCAGCGCCGCCACCAAAAGGCACCGATAGCGCCGGGAATCCATATTGAAATAGCGACATGGCATCTATCTCTCCCTCGCAAATTGAGATTGTCCGAGCGTCATCAGGGATGGCCTGCCAGCCAAACAGGCATGGTTCACTATCAGGTGATACACGTATCTGCTTCTTGCCGTCCGGTCGATCAAGCTTTAGATATTTCAACATGATCAACTCACCGTCTCGGAGATAGGGGAACACAATGTCTCCGTTCTGGTCTGCCACCTTAAAAGCCTTGATGGTTTCAGGGGTTAACTTTCTTTCTTCGGTTAAGTACTTGAAAACCTTAGACACTTCAGGCTTAGGAATTACCATGCCCTTGGGCTTTACCGGCCGCTTATATGTCTTCTGAACTGGGGCATAAAATTTAGGCTTATCGACGATATCAAGATAGTCTTTGCATTCTGTAATGGCCTCAGCCATGCTAATTCCCTTCACAGAGCGCCAGAGGTCCACCAGGTCGCCTCTATGCTCTCCTGTCGCGAAGTCGGCCCATACTCCGGCCTTCTGTCCAGTTAAGCAAACTTTCAAGCTTCGCCCGCCTTCTCCGGATACTGAGCCGACAACCCAGTCATGACCTTCGCGCTTTCCGCCTGGCAAAAGCATCTTCACAACAGTTTCAACCTGCTCTGCTAGAAGCTGGGCTATTTCGCTTACCGTATTTTTTGGGCTCATCATTCGTTTTACTCGCCGGAGGCCACCGGCCTGACAGTTCTTGATTCCAGATAGTCCTCGATGTCCTTTCGTCGATATCTAATTGCGCCATGGAGCTTTATAAACGGCAAACCACACCTGTTAGATCGATCATTTCGAATTTTCGAGGTTGAACAGTTGAGAAGCTTCGCTACCTCATGATCTTTTAATAATATTTCTTCCATTTTTCTCTCCTTCTTTTTTTATCTGGTTTTATCCTGCACCTTAGATATAGCAACCACTGTGCCAGGTGCCGCATCTCACGTAACACCTTGTTTTTACAGGGTTTTACATTTTGACTCTTATTGTAATATTTCCAAAGTAGAAATTATTTATTTCCAATATTGACAAATTAGAAATATTAGTGTATGCTTGTAATGTCTTGTAAAACTTATGGGCCTAAGTGGTCTATAGTTAGCAAAATTACTGAAAGTATCGTAACTACCGTTGGCGTGGAGCGTACGGCAAATTCAATTCTGGAGATATTGGCAATGGAGCAAAAGGAATACATAGCTACAATCGAGCTTGATAACAAGGAAGGGGCCGGTCAACTATTCTGGAAGGACGGGGGCATCTATTACCGTAGGGTATCCGATGGCGAAGAATGCCCAACAGGCACCGGATGCTCCGAGAATCAGGCGGTGACGGTAATTGCAGCCACTTGGGGCGACCACCGCTATGATTTGCAGTGGACAAGACTGTTCAGAGAGGTGGTTCAAGGAGTGCTACACGACGAGGGGTTCAAATCCCCCGCTTTCTTCAAGGATAAATTTCTTGACCGCATAGGGGCCTTCGCGCCCAAATCCGAGCCGTTAATAATTTATGGTGAATCGGGCACGGGTAAAGAGTTGATGGCAAAAGCTATTCACGAAATGAGTCGAAAGGGCCGACCTTTCCTCGCTTTAAATTGCGCAGGTATTCCTTCAACGTTGATTGAATCTGAACTATTCGGGCATCTCAAGGGAAGCTTTAGCGGTGCCACCACAGACAAGAAAGGCCTCATGCAGGAGGCCGGAGATGGAACAATCTTTCTTGATGAAATTGGCGATATGCCTCTTGAAATGCAGACTAAACTTCTGAGGGTATTAAATAACGGCAAGTATCGCCCTATCGGTAACGTGAAAAAAGAAGAGACCTTGAAAGCTCGGGTGATATGCGCAACTAATAAAACATTACCTGAAGAGATTCAAAATAATAAATTCAGATTCGATTTATACCAGCGGTTTACTTATGACATTCCCTTACCGACACTGCAAGATGAAATCAGGGATGCGTCACCCAATGCTTTTAACGTACGTTTAGCTACATTCTTATTGGAAAACACTTCCAGTATGGCGATGCTTTCACGTGAAGCTATTGAAAAACTGGAATCGTACTCCTGGCCGGGGAATTTTCGAGAATGCGACAAAGTGCTAAAAAAAGCTTTGGCTCTATGCGAAAACAACAATCCATCAGGGAAAGCGAAGTTGAACTTTCCGGATAGAGAGCCACGGTCCGTTGACGGCGTATATACAATTATAGGCGCTGACGACCTTGAGTTGGACAAAGAAACGTCACTAGACGACAATCAACCGAGCCAAAAAAGCAACATTGACAAAGTACCGTTAAAGGATATTGTCGATTACGCCCAACAGCAAGCACGAGAACTCCAGGCTAATATTTTGAAAGCAAGGATTAGATCCGTCTATAAATCAGGCCGGAATCCACGCTCGGTTATAGTACTTGAGGAAAGAGGCGAAGTAAGTGCGTACACGAATCTGACGAAGGTTTTTCAGAAATGCACAGGGCAAAAGCTCACGGAGTTGAAGAATAAATTTGCCTCATAGATAAGAAACATATAACGAGTTACGGTACTTTCGGTAATTTGGGTAACTGAAACCTATCTTCAATATCCTCAAACCCCAGGTTAGAAGGGGATTTTGCGTATTTTGCGGAGGTGAAAAAGGAGGAGGATCATGAAAACATGTACGAAATGCAAACAAGAGAAATCTAGGGCTACCTTTTCTAAGAATAAACGTAGAAAGGATGGCTTGCATAACTGGTGTAAACAATGCGTGAGCGAACAAGGAAAAGTTTACCGTATTAAGAACAGTGACCGGGTAAAAGCACTTAACAGGGCCAGGGTACACAGTCTTAAAGATAGTTATGTGGCTAAACTCCTATGCCAGGGGACACAAACATTACGTCCCCGTGATATCCCCCAAGCGTTAATTGAAGCTAAACGCTTGCACTTACTGATAAAACGCAAACTAAAAGGAGAAGTATGAAAACAATAGAAAATCTTAGGGAAGAATTGGCAAAAGTTTTAGCACAAGTTGAGAGTGGTGACATCGGGGCAGAGAAAGCCTCAGTGCTAAACAACATCGCAGGAATTATGATCAACTCCGTAACGATCGAAATGGATTACGACAAAGCTCGAAATGGCATGAGGAAAGGGAAGCTGAATATCGAGTTTCTCAATAAGGCTAAGTAGGTATGGCGCCTAAACACTCAAAAGCAAAAGCTCACGGACTTGAAAAAGTTCGTCTCATATAGACAAGAAACATACTCCGATTTAATACTGAAACCTATCCGCAATATACGCAAAAATCCCCTTCTAACCCTGGTTTTGCGAATAGTGCGTATATTGCGTAGGTGAAAGCGATGCTGCAAATAGATAGCCGATTGTGTACAACTCTGCGGACTGTCTAGTGACTGTCTAGTAGATAGCCCAAAAGAAACAGAGGAATCGCCACAAGCAATCCCTCCGCATTGGTGGAGAACCCAAATAAAACAAAAGAAAACGAGTTAAACGGAAAGCCTTCGCTCTATCGCCGAACCGATTCGTAATCAGCAGGTCGTCGGTTCAACTTTCAACTCCGATTCTCGGCTCCATTTATTAAAACCTAAGTTGAGCTATTTTCTTGCTCAATCTGCACTATAGGACCGATCAGACAGATTGGACAGATCAGACCGATAGGGCCGATCAAATAATTCATAGCTTTTTCTGTTTCCTGACAAACCGCCTCCTGTGAACTGTTATAAAAATATAAATATGTTTATTATGCCTATCAGTGCGCCGAGCAGTGCTCCAAAAAGGTTTATATATTTAAATTGCTCACGCATTATTCCTTCGATAAGGCTTTCGACCTCCAACAAATCAAGATTATTTACCTTACTTTCTACAATCGAGCTTACATCTAAAGACTCCACAAGCCTTGGAACTTCTTTGCCAAGAAGAGACATGACCTGGCCATAAATATAGCGCTCCAACCCGCGGACTATGCCCGCAGGAAGCAGAGTAGATAGTTTTCCTA